TTGGCTTCCGCGTTCAATTCGTCGTCGGAGATAAGCTTACCGGCGGGGTAGTCGCGGAGCTGCTCGCGAGCCCAAACCAAACCCTCAACGCGCTTTGTCCCGCTCTCAAGTTGCTCAACGCGAGCCTGGAGCGCACGAACACGGCCATACATGGCGCTGTCTTGTTGGACGCGAGAAGCCGCGACGGGCTTCTTTTCTTCCTCTGGTGTTGTCTCGGCCGCGAACTCTTCCGTAGGCTCTTCAGCCATGGCGTCCACTTCAGCGGGGCCACCCATACCAGCAAGTTGAGCCTGGACGGCTTTCTCGATCATTGGCATGAAGTCAAAACCCTCAAGGGCTGAAGCAACGGCTTCTTGGACCATTGGGCCAACCTTGCCGTCAATAACGGCCGCGATTGGGTTGGCCTCGGCTTGCTCTGGTTGATTCATATCTTCCATTTGATACCTTTCGTTTTTCAGGAATCCTAAGCCGGACCCGTCACTTCGACAATAACTGATTGACGCGAATTTGTTAAATGCTGACTGAGTTTGGCCCTCAAACACAAAGATAGGGTGAGGGAAGTGGAACCAAGGTTCTTCCGTGGCCATGAAAGCCAAGGAGCCAACCCACTCGTCCCGCAAGTCCGCCACCTCTACCGAGCGGTAAGGCAAGCCCTTTATCTCCTCAAGCTGCTCGTCATTCTCAACGAGAACGTCCGCGAACAAAACCCAGTGGGGATTCCCCTCAAGTAAATACTGACCTGCCCAATACTTGCTAAGAAAGCCCATTCTTCGGTTGTCGCCCATGCCCGACATCTTGGGGGAGGGGTGGTGTTTTGTATGGGCTGAGGAAAGATAGTTGCGGTCCTCCATGCTGGCCCGATTGGCGCGATTGGCTGCCACCTTGAGCCAACGTTCGTCAATCTCCTCACCGTTGCGCTCGTGGCTCGCGAAGATAGGAAGGCTATGGATACACCAGCGGAAACGCTCGTCGTCCAAGACCTCAGAAACTCTCACTTTGGGACTGAGTGGATTAATGCTCATCTGCGCGATCCATAGAATTTGAGGGTGGGCTTCTGGCCAAAAGCTCTTGAGTCCGGTTTGGACTTGGGATACTCGCTTGGCCTCAAGAACCTAATGTCACCACCTTCCTTTAGTTTTGGCGGTATGTCAAGAGAATCCACGGGCTGAAAAGTGCAGCGGCAATTATAACCCCAAGGCGGAGAGTAGTTATTCCAGACCGGATCGTCCACCCGCGCTATCAATCCGTCCGCCTCCGCGTGGTTGCTCCTAACGTCAACGTCCCCCGCCGTGGTGAATTGCAAGGCCGAGATAATCCCCGCTTTCTGGAGCCGCTCCGCTTGCTTGAGTCGCCCCGCCGCAAAAGCCGTGGTGGCTGAAGTTCTAACGGCCGTCTTGGCCGTGGCCCGCGTCCACCCCTCCATGAGTGAAAGGAGCTGGGCCTCCCTCGCTTGGTCACTCTGGCCGCTTGCAATCTTAAAGACGGCCTCCCCCACCTTTGCGTCGATAAGCCGCCCCTGAAAACCACCCACCACACCAGCTTGAGAGGGCGTGTAGACTTGATCTAGCTCTTGAAAGCCCTCGTCCAGCAATGGGTTGTTGAGCGCCGCCGCCTCCGCCGCCTCAATAAACTCAAGCTTTGGAACCGCGCCCCCGGCATAGTGGCAACGGTTGACCGTCCTCATGGCTCGAACCAACCTGTCCGGCCTGGGCCCCTTCAGCTCCGCCACGAAAGTCGCGCGCGCCACAAGGTCCGACCCCTTCATGACCTCCAAGAGCAACTCGCCTATTTTGAGATCTAGGGCCGCTGTGGGACGCCGCCTAAAACTCGCGACGGCTCGCCTCTTGTAAAGGTCTACAAGAAGCTCTGGAGCGGGTCTTATAATGCGCTCAACTCCTTTGATTGCTTTGGTGGTGGGGGAGGGTGACATTTAACTTCCTTTCAAAAAGTGATCAACCTTACAGCCTAGCTTGACAAGCTTCTCTATGGTCACTGCCAACCTTCTCGGGTTTAACTCAGTCCCGAAAAAGCGCCGCCCGAGCTTGTGAGCGCTCACGGCCGTATTTCCTTGGCCGGTGCAGGTGTCAACGATTAAGTCACCCGGTTTAGAGCTGTGAGCGATTGCCCAGGTGGGGGTGTCCTCGTCGTCCATGCCCTCTGGTGACTCACTTAGCTTTGTTGGCTTGGTGAAGGAACCACGGATTAGCACGGCCGGGTTCTTTTTGTAATAGGTGACGTTCCAGCGGTTGTAAACCTTGCAGCCATGCGCATCCATTATAGAGCAAATATTGTCCGCTTCCTTGGTCCCGGACTCCATGTAGACGTCGCCCTTGCAACCCCTCACGGCCTCCATGATAGAGCCTATCAAGTCCTCGAAGCGCATGTTTGGGTTTGGGACACCGGCCTTTGTTCTGTAGCCCTTGGCAAGCCCTACGTTGTATGGAGGGTCAACGTAGACCATGTCGGGTGCCGGTATCATGCTCCCGTAACCGGCTTGCAAGTCTCCGCAAACCAGCGTATGCGGTCCAAGCTCCCAAACGTCCCCGATTTCCATTGGGTAACGGTCTCCAGCTCTTCCGTAGCTGAAATACTTCATATGATCCGAGGTTCTCATTATCCTTGACAATGGGCTCCCCTTTATGACCGATCGGCTCACCGTGGCGTTGTTTAGATACTCCGCCTTTGTGCTTTCTAAGGGGTCCGAAAGCCCCTTGTTCCAGTCTATGGAAAGCGGGCTGCCCTTGACGAAGCACCGCGAGACCTTCTTGCGCCCGAATGGTTTGGTAGGAAGTCCGGCCGCGCTCCACTCCGTCCCTAAATGCTGGACGAGGCTTGGGGCCGTCACATAGCAAAAGCCCCCGGACTCGGCAAGCCAAAGAGCAATCCTCGCGTCGTCGTAAGGATACTCCTCCTTGACGTTGACCTCACACCAAGCCAAGAATCGGACAAGCCTATGCAAGGGGAATATAATTGCTTGGCCACTTCCAGCGGAGCGGAGCTTGGCCCAGTGGACACCAGCGGACACGGCCTTCTCAACAACCCCGCTCATAGCAAAGAGGCTTATCAAGTCGTTAGGCCGCCGCTTGATAAGCCTGGGGAGAACCTCAAGGAAATCAGAGCAAAGCTCCAAGTCATCTTGTAACACCATGATATGAGTGGTCTCTGGAAGCTTGCGAGCCAAGGACTCAACCATAGCCCGCTTCCAATTCCACCAAATACCATTCTTGTCCGGGTCAAGGAAAACGCGAGCCTGGGGAACCTTGAGCTTCATAGCTTCAATCATGCCCGCCCGCTCTGGAACCCCAATTATCGCGAATTCAATCACCGGCCACGCCCTCCTTCAATCCGTCGTCTTCAACAACTGGCGCGGGCCCCTCTCTTGACTCGGCCAGCTCGGCCAGCACTTCCGCGCGGAGTTCCTCTTTTATCTTCTCGCGCTCGGCAGCTGCCTTGTTAGCCTTGGCCTCCGCCTCTTCCTCGGCTCGCTTGGCGGCCGCTTCAATCTCCGCCTTGCGTGTCTCCTCAGCTTTGCGAGCTGCCAAGACGTGGGCTTCTATCTGGCTCATAGACCGGATCATTGCAACGCGCCGGGCTGAAACCTTCTTGAGCTTGCGGTTTTTGTTTCCGGACTCCTGGATCATTCGGTGGCAATGTCCCAAGTCTGGAGCATTCCAGTCTGTTTCACGGATAAACTTGGCCATGCCGTCGAAGTGAGCTGCCAAATCAATAGCGCCCTTCTCGACCTCGTTTGAGACCTGCAAAACGCCGATCTTTAATTGTTCGTAGTGTTCAAATATCCGCTGGTCCATTGGTAACCTCCTGGTTTTGTACGGGTGGGGTGGGTGTTTGGCTGACTTCCTCAAAAGCCATTTCTTGTTTCATTAGCATAGGGTCAAGGTAAAGGTCCGAACCCGCTGAAATTGGCTGGAGAATCTCTTGGGGGTCCGCGTCCGGGCCGGGGTCCGACCAAGCTAAGTCGCGGTAGGCTTCCTCTCTCTTGACGCTCATACCGTTCCTCAGAGCCCCCTCAAGCCTCACCACGGCCGTTTCAGGGTTGAGCTTGCGAGTTCTAGCAATACGGAACTGGGGGCAAGCCGCGCTCCCTAAACCAATGACCTCGCGGGTTGCATGGGAGTCCTCCCAAACCGGGTTCACCACCTCGGCCTGAATTGTCTCCTCCTCGATACCTCGGTCATACTGGATAATCTCGTCTGTTGTGCCGCTCTCGCTCTCCGCCCTGGCGAAGCTCCCAACGTCGGAACCGCCGCCGGTTGGCAACACAGCACCAAGGACCAAGGCTCTAATATTCTCGTCCGCGTAACCAACCGCGCTGTCAACGGTTGACCAAGCGCCCGCCGGGGGGTCCAAGACGTTTATAGAGTCGCCCTTGGCCATGACCATGTAATGCTTGGCCCTCATTTTTTCTAGGGCGTTGAGCATGTCGGTGGCCCTGGCCTCGGCCGTCCCCTCCGCTCCAAAAACACCCTCGGCTAAGTTGTCCAAGGTTCCCACTACCATGCCCTCAGACCACCGTGAGAGAAAGCTCATGCCGTGAGTGAGGGCTTCAGACTTCCACCACTGCAAGAAGTAAAGCGGGGCCGCAATGCCGCGCCCGTAGCCCAAGCCGATCTCCTCGTTTGTATAGACGTGTCGAACCCATGAAGTCCGGTCAATCGGCTCCCATGCGCTCTTGTCTGGGTTGTGGACCTCCCAAAAGAAACACAGCTGCTTCTCGTTGCTGTCGGGCATTGAGGCCTCGAACTTGATCCGCCTAAAACGCCGCTTGTCCGCGTCCTGGAACTTGACAACCGACCACATAGGGACTTCTAGGCCGTCCAGCTTGACCGTAATCCAGCCCATATGCTTCTTAGCCCAAGTGGAGCCCTTGAGGAAAGCGCGGGCCAACAAGCTCCGCCCCTCGGTGAAGCGTTCGATCTTCTTGAAGGCCGCTGTCATAAGCTCGGCCGCCTTGCGGTCCTCTGGTGACTTGCTGGCTGCCTCGAAAAACCACTCCGCCCCCGCAACCGCGTGGCTTCTGAGGTTGACCGTCATGTAAATGATAGCGTCCCGCATGGCCTTTTCGTACCACTCCGGGTCACTGGCAATCGCATAGTCGGGGTCAAGCAAGCGGTGCATTCTTACCGCCGCCGCCACCTCGCTTGCATAGAAGTCGCCAAATGCGCTCCTCTTTAGTATTCCGCTCATGCTGGTCTCCTGGTTCTGAGCCCGTCAAGGACTTCCGCCATGCTTTCCGAGTTGGACGAGTCAAAAGGCCGCCGCTTGCCTACACCGGCCACCAGAGGGCCGTAAGAGATAGCGTCAACTTGGTCGTCGAACTGCGCGTTTGGGAATGATAGCAGTTCTTTCACTAGAACCTTAAGCCAAACTGCTGCCGCTGGAAATATTATCGTGCCGTCCTCAAAGTAGGGGTAGGCCGCCAAAGCTCTGGTCATTTTGTCCCGGTCTGCCACCAGCTCACGGATTCTCATATCCCGGTGGCGTTTCCTGGCGTCCTCTATCACCTTGGTCCCAAAGCCGTTGGACTCCACCCACACCTCCGCGAGCCTCCATTTCTTGTTAGCCGCGTAGATATGCGGGACTGTGTTGTAAATGTCCTCACGGAAGCGAATGATATCAAGCAAGAAAAGCTTGTCCGAGGTTGCCCCCCACACGGCTATGACCGTCCAATCGGGGTCTTTGCCGGGCTTGGCTTCGGTAAAGGCAAGGTCAACCGTGGCGAAGCGCCGCAAGTCTCCAATGTTGACGGCCAAGGAACCGTAGAGAACTTGGTCGCCCTGGCGCTGGTAATACTTGAAGAGCTGGCTCTTGAAGATATTACCCTCGTCCATGCTGGGCTTTTGCTGGTAAAGCGCTCGATACCAAAGGCTGCCAAGCGTCTTTTCAATGCGTCCGAGGGCCTCCGCGTCGAAGCGTTCGGGGCAAAGTGGCTCACCAACCGCCCGGCCAAGGTCGTCATTGTCCTCAGCAATCGCGGGAAAGTTCACCACCTCCCACTTCTCTCCGCCGTTCTCTTTCATTTCGTTGAGTATCCACCCGCTCAAGTCGTCCTCATGCCACCGGGTTTGCAATATGATCATGCTCGCGCCGGGCTCAAGGCGAGTGTACAGAGTGGCCGAAAACCACTTCTTCATAGAAGCGCGGATTGACTCGCTCATGGCCTCCTTGTCGGACTTGATAGGGTCGTCAACGATAATCACGTCGCCACCCTTTCCGGTAATGGCCGCGTTGACACCAACCGAGAACATACGGCCTTCATGCTCTTTGATCCCCCAAGCGTCCCGCGCTCTGAGTTCCTGGCTCGGCTTCACGCCAAACACAGTGGGCCCGAACTTCTTAAGTAGCTCCTGGGCCTTGAAACCCCACTCAGTCGCAAAGCTGGATTGGTAGGACGCCAAAATAACCCGCTTGTCCGGGTTGCGTCCGAGATACCACGCGGGGAAGTGGTGAGAAATCACGGTTGACTTGCCGTGTCTTGGGGGCATGAACACCATGATACGAAGGTTTTTCTCCTTCTCACAGCGCTCAAGTAAGCGGTTTAGAACGCATAGGTAGGGGTAGGGGTGCCACTGGCCATTTGTTGCATAATCACACCACGTCTCCAAGCTGTGGCCGGGCCATAGAGAACCGTCTTTGTATAAGTCGTGCAACAAGCTCTGTGGACTCATTGTCCATTGACTTGGAACGGACCTGTTCGACTTCGACGTATTCAATTTGCCTGACATCTTCTGTCTCCAATAGATCCGAAACGCCGCGAGCTTTCCGCTCGGCCGCGTGAGCGCTCACCATTGTCCTGGTGGTCTGAGCTAGAAGTTCAAGCAAATCAATGGTTGATATCTTCTCTGGGTCTTGCAAGTCCTCCAGTGCTTTCTTGACGCGCTTGCCAAGGGCCGCCGCTGGAAGTGTTAGGAGCTGGGCCGCCACCTTACATTGGTTGGCTTGGCGGGCTCTCATATCCTTGATAGCCCGCTCATGCTCGACCTGCACCATTTTGTCGAGGTAAGCGTCTCGCGCCCTTGTCCGCTTCACCCAAGAGTTGTCACTTGACCACTTTTGGAATTGACGGTATCGGGACGCGGTAACGACGCGGTTTAAGGGGGTTGAAGGGTCTAGCGCTTCCTTCTTGGTGAAATACTCAAAGGAAGCGGCCCTCAGTGAGCGCTTGTGGGGGTCCATGTCCCTGTAGATTCGGAAGGCAATAAATGCCCTGTCCCCCTCCTTGGCTAACTGGTCCCAATAAGCTCTCACCTAAATGCTCTCCTTCGTTCTAGCTCGTTCTCCAATAAAAGTATCATGGAGTCGGAGTGTATTGAGTGCTTGTTCTGGAACTTTTGGACCTTCTTTATAAACTTGGTGGAGGTGGGGTTGTGGGCTTTGTCCTTGGCCTTCTCACCAAATCTCAAGCAATCATCGCACTGGGGAACGAATTGATTGGGAAAGCTGGTATCAAAGGACGCGTTACACTTTGAGCAAATCACGATTGCTCCTCTCTGGTTGTAATTCTAGCAAAGAACTTCTTAATTGCCTTCTGCATGTCCTTGGCCTTCACGCCTGGGACGTTGACCTCGTCTATAAAGTAGCGTAGGCCCTTGGACGCAAAGGTTGCGTGGTCTACAGTCTTGAATTCCCATTCAACCTTGAGCGGCTCGCGGTCCTCCTCCTCGAAGTCGTAAGAGACCCCAAACTCTCCGGGGCCCTCTCTATCCTCGCGCAAAACCAAGACCGTGAGGATCCTGGCTCCTCGCAAGCATCTCACGCCGCTTGCTGGTAGGTCGTCATCTTTGAACACTTGGCCCCCCTGAATAGAAGTTCTCGTCTTCTAGGAAAGTGTTAATGCGGCTCCAAAGACAACCAGTCTCATGGCCGCCCTTGGTCTCTACCGTCTCATGGCCGCAAAATGAGCAGACGGTGTAATAGTCAAGCCTTGAGTGAAACGGGCTCATAGCCGCCACCTCGGCTAGTAGCTTGGTTCTGCTACTCATCGTCTCCATCTCCTTTGTAGTCCTCACCGTCAACCGAGACGACATCCGCCCTTTCAATGTCCATTAGTTGAACCGCCGAACAATGAATACATAACCCTGACTTCGCCTCACTCTCCGCGTTGTCGCGGGCCTCCTCAACCGATTCAGCCTGGACGGTCACGAACTCTGAGCAATACCTTCCAATTTCAACAACGTATTTCTTCATTAGTAGAGACCTCCAAGGCAACCGTCACAGTGACAACGGCTTAACAGGTAACCAACGTAAAGAGCGCTCGCGAAAACAGCGTAGGCGAAGGCTCTTAGCTTCTCATCCATGTTTGTTTACCCTTCCCCAGAAGCGACGGACCAAACCCTTTTCGCCCTCTGGATTGCTTGAGTTGTACTCTATCAGCTCGGTGGCGTCGAAGTCGGCCAGCGCCCTATTGACCTCAAAGTCCGTGGCTCTCCTCCCCTCAATCGCGTGGCTCTTGACGATCATGAGATAGAAGGGCTCCGGTTCGGCCTCCTTTGAAGTCTTGGCCGGCATGCAAAGGGTCTTAACTGAAACCCTCAAAAGGTGGTTCACAAAGTTGTAGGCTCTTGGCGCGGGGGTGTTGACGTTCGTTATTGATTGTAGAAACCATGTCCTGCCACCCTTGAGGTTTGGTTTCTTTGGTTCTGTTGTCATTTCTGTGAATCCAGCCAAGCTTGCTCAATTGCTTTATCAAAGTGAATAGGTAAGTCTCTCTTTCCGCGAGGCAGCCTCCAATAGTAGTTTTGTAAGTTATTGCATTCCTTATATCCAAGGGCGAGCAGAGCTTCTCGGCCTGCCCTCCTAGCCTTCGCGAGGCAGCGGACGTATTCGCTTATTAACTCTTTAGCACTCATGCTTGCCCCGCTTTCTCGGCCTCTTCCTTGAGGTATTTGGAGATCGCTCTCATGCCTTCGTCCCCGTCCTCAGCTTCGACCCAAAGGCTCAAGCACTCACTGCGAATTCTCCACAGCATGAGCTCTATCGAGCGGTCTTGTTTTTTAGTGGTTTCGGGTAGGGGGAGGAGTTGTGGCATTGGGAAGGTTTTTCTTTCTGGTTCTGGAGTTTCGATCTGGGTGGGTTTGTCCTTGAAGGTCTCTGATATCCTCTTGAGGGTCTCCAAGCCTTCCTTGGCCGCCTTGCGCTCTGAGGGCTTGGCCCTGCGCTCCTGGCGCTCCTCCTCACGCTTCAAGTATCTCTCTTTCGCGAGCCTCGTTTTTTCCTCATTGCGCTCCTGGCGCGCTGCCTCGGCTATTTGCTCTTGGCGCCGATAATAAGCAGCGTCGTATTGCTGTCCAGCGCTGTCCTCCGCGAGCTTTGCGAGCCTCGCTTTTTCTTTGGCTGCCTTTTCTTTGGCTGCCTTTTCTTTGGCTGCCTTTTCTTCTTTCCTCTTGGCCCTACGTTTATCCTCAGATGCTAGAAAAGATTGGTTCTTACGACATGGCGCGCAGTTTGTCTTGCTTCGCTCGGTCCATAACTTCGGCCGACTGCCAAGCTTGAACTCGTTTTTACAATCTTGGCAAATATTGAAGAAGTCGTCCCCGACTTTGTAGACGCCCTCGCCCTTGGGGGCCCCGCCGTCCATGTCTTCTAGCGTCTGCTCAATGGACTTGACCGACTTGGCCGGGACGGTTAGCACGGATCCCCAGAGATCTTGAGGGGCTTGCCCCAAGCAAACGGGGCACTTTGAGATATTGTCTTGAGTCCACTTATCGTTGGTCCTGGGGAACTTGAAGTGGCCGCCACAACGCTGACAATCGCCCTCCCAATAAGAGCCTTTGCGGATCGTTCCCTCATGAAATTCTAAGTCGGGCCTTATGCAATGGGCCCCTGTCAATTTCAGTGCTTCACTCACTGGTTTCTCCTTTGGTGTGTATTTCTTCCATTTTGGTGCTACGTAAGGTTTGCCCAACAACTCAGGGTAAGCCTCATAGGGCGTCTGAGTCTTCTTTTTCTTCTTGCTCGCCTCCTTCTCTACCAGCGCAAGGGCCGGGTTCGCGTCTCTCAAGTCCTTGGTCTGCCTTCTGTATTTGGTCACGATCTCACCTTGGTTAGAATAGTTTCTCTTGTCCTGGCGCGTCCTTGCGTGGCCGCTTAGTGTTTGGGTTGGGCTCGTCCGGGGCGTTGCAAACTCGCCTAACCTCGGAAAGCCATATCTTGTAGGGGTGGCCGTAGCGCTCTCCGAATGGGTAGAACTCACGGAGCTGGGCCCGCAAAACTGGCCCGTGGTAACCTGGGAAGCGCGCTTGGACTTCCTTAATGACCTCCCGCGCCCTCCGTCTCCATTCACTTCTCACGCGGCCACCTCCAGCGCCAAAGCCTGTAATAGCCCTTGACCGGCGGCAAAACCAGTTCGCGCCACTCGCAAGCTATAAGGTTCACAAAAGTTTGCCGAAAACCTTGGCCAAGCGGATCCGGCTCAAAACCAGTCATGAAACTGTGACGGGTTCGGTTGGTCTGGTTGCAAACGGGGTTCGCGCAAAAGCGCCAATGGATACTAGAACGGCAAGCCAAGCAGCTCGACTCGTTTATCGCTAGATCAAAGCCTACACTCACTTGAGGGCCTCCTTTATAAAAGGGTGGGCCCTCATTATAAGCGCGTCCTGGCTTTTTGCTAGGGGTTATCCACTTTTCTTTTCGTGGGGCTCACCGGGCTGAGTGAAGGCGATTTGTGCCTTGAGCAAGTAATCCATGGCTTGGTCTAAGCCTGGGTTCTGCGTTCGGTAAGCGAGGCAACGAGCAAGGTCATAAAATCCCTTGGCTTCTCGTTGCTTGGGTAGGGGGAGGTGTTGGTACTCGAGGTATTCAAGCAAGGGGTGCTGGGGCTCGGACTTCTCGATTCCTTTGGGCTTCATGCTCCATGGCCTCTCTGGCTGAGTATGGCTTGTAGTTGTCCGCTGGCTCCCAATGAAAGCACTCGGATTGGGAATCCCAGAGCAAGAAGGAAGTCTCGAATTTGAAGTGGTTGGACCCATAAACTTGGATCATCTCCCAAGGCTTATCCACTGGCGAAACCAAGAATAGGCAGTTCATTAGAGCCCGATTCCCTTCTCGATAGCCGCCGAAGCGAAGCCCCCAAGGAAAGCGCCCGCGCCGCCAAACACGTCCTCTACCGCGTCCCAAAGCGCCCTAGAAACCACGCTTGACTTCTCGTAATCCCAGTTAGACACAATGGCTTCAAGCGCCCGCTCGTGGTGGGCTGTGTCCTGGCCAGCAAGCTTCATGTGAGCTATTTCAGCCGCCGTTGCAGCCGCGAATTCCACCTTGTCTTGAGCGCCAAGAGCAAGGTCATCCATGACTCCCGGTATGCGCTCACTCACACCGCTCACAATCCGTTTAGCTGTTTCCTTAATTACTTCCACGACTTCTTTTCCTCGTCTATCCGAGATTGCCAACTGGCTTTTAACTCGGCCCAAAGTTTCTTTTCGAGATTGCTACCATGTTTTGCCTCAAAGCTGTCAAGCCTGGGGCCCACCGCGTCCAGCGTCTTTTGGTCCGCCGTTACGTATTTCTTGTCCATTCGGGTCTCTACGGTCTCGCAAGCTGTCGAAACGGAGAGGGAGAGGATAATCAAAACGGACCCCAAAGCTCGCCTCATGCCGTAGTTCGTCAAGAACGACAAAACCGAGAAGATCCCCGCTGCAATTGTCGCGGCCAGCTCCGCCTCGACTCCCAAGTGCCGAGACACTAGAAAGGCAATGATAGGCAGGATAGAGTTTGCTGCAGATGCTTTCACCGTAAGACTCTTTTTGAGTGGCTTTTTTTTTGAAGCCTCCACCGATTCCTTGTTCGCATTAATTGCGTCTTGCATAGAGCTCATGCTTGGCCCTCCTGAAATGATTTGGCCAGCGCTCGCGGGTTGAAAAAGCCCACGGTGCTGACTTGGTTTTGGTTGTTCAAGTAAATACGCTGGCCAACGAGAAGTCCAAGGACTCCCCTGGCCGACTCCGCGAACCGCTCCGATTTGGAAACAGAGTCGAAGGCAAAGCGAATAGCATAGGTCACCCCGGACTCTGCAAGCAAAGCTATGCGCGTTTGTCCGTTGTTTGTGTTCATAGTGCAGGTTTTGAGTCGGGGTTCTGCCATGGTTTCCTTCGCTTACTTGGCCTTCTTGGGGGCCTTCTTGAGTTTCTTGTGAGCTACCTTGCAAAGCGCAAGGAGCCGCTCGGCTTGCTGCTTACCAAGGACGGCCTTGACGATCTCGCCCTCCTCACCGGAGAAAGTGAGGTAGACGCGGTAGACGTTTGATTCATTCCGAATCATAGTCTTCTCTTCCTCGCTCTTGGCCTTGGCTAGCTTTTCGTCGCGCTCACGTTCCGCAGCAATAGCCCCGGACGTGGCCGCCTCGAACTTTCCGTATTTCTCGTCATACTTGCCGTCCTCGGTCAAGACTTTATCGCCCGTCCCCTTGTCCGGTTCCCAAGCCTCGCTATATGTCTCACTAGCCAAGGCGTCGGGGGCCTCGATATCTTGAAGGAGCTTGTTCATTTCGGTGTCGTCAAGCATGAGCGAGTCTTGCATCCACTCGCCCGCCCCAAGCTCCTGGATCTCCCTCATGACCTCGGACACCTTCTCAATGTCCTCACTTCCCCGCGCTCGGTTGTGGCGCAAGGTCGCGATTCTCATTTGAGCTTTGGACATTGGAACCAAGACAATGGGTATCTCGTCCATTCCCAAGGCTTGGCCAGCTCGCCAACGGTGTTCACCGTCAACAATGAGGTTCAAGCCGTCCGCCGTTTTCTCCTTGCTCGAAACAACCACCGGCTGAGTGAAGCCGTCCTCCTCCATTGACCGGCATAGCAACTCGAATTCATGCTCACTCTGGCGGTTTGGGTTGTAGGGGTTGGGGGCAAGCTTTGCGGGTTCAACGAAAACGATCTTTAGTTTCTTGAGCTTGGCGTTTTTCTTGTTGGCCGCCTTTCTGGACTTCTTGTCCAGTGTCCGCTTTTTCTGGCGCTGGATTTTCTCCATGCCTTTCGCGTCTGTCTTGGTCGTCACTCTTTAGCTCCTGAAAGGTCCATTTTGCCGAACATAAAATCGTTGAGCAGCTCGGGCCTTTTAATCTTGAAAACAAAGGGGTGGATATAGTCCATAAAAACAACGGCCTTTCGGCCTGGGGTCTTTGGTGTGCAAGTCGTCAAGCGATACTCACAGCGGTTTGAGTCGAAGACAACCAAGCGGCCAGCTCGCGCTTCTATCTTGTGAACGTCCCCGCCCCGGTTCGGTCTTATCTCAAGGTGGGCACCTTCGCCCGGCCTGGAGGTGGTGAGGAAGAGGGCGCATTTGATCTCATGCTTGTCACGGTGCCAAGGAACCCGTGAGCCGTTGCCAAGCATCGCGACATGAAGCCTGGAAAGCTCGTCATAAGGCTCACGCAAAACCCGTCGAATTGAGTGCATGGCGAAACGCGGAAGAACTCCCGCGTTGTGGTATTGGTCGAACAAGCTCGTCATGTGAGAGGTGACCACGTCCCCGGTTATCACCGAGTAGTCAAGCCGGTCCCCACTGTCGCCCCAAGTGTATCCTTCCCCGTCAAAGGTTCCGGGGTTCCTCACAACGCGCCGCGAGCCTCCCCCCGCGTGGATTGCTTGCGCCAACTTGTTCCAATGAGCGATCGCCCCCTTCTCAAACATACCGTCAAATCGGTGGAAAGGCTCCACGGCCTCTAAAATGTGGGCCCGTGTCTTGGGCAGGATTAGCTCGCTCATATTCCTGGCTTTCCGTCCCAACGTCCTGCGCCCTTGCGGAAAAACTCAGGGTGAAGGAGTGGGACCATTTTCTGTTTCATTGCGAAGGGATCCCCGTTGTAGGCCAACGCGGCCATATCATACCAGCTGCCACAAGGCATACACTCGTGGCAGCGCTGGCGCTGGGGGAAGTCGGTGGTTGAGTGCTTGCGGTGGAGCTTCATTATCTTGTCTCGAATGACTACGGAGCGCTCAGAGATCCACGTAGGGGCCTCGCGGACACAAACGCGCTCGTAGGTCTCGGCCCAAGTCTCGCCCTGGCGCCTTAGCGGTTTCACAGCGCGCAACCCAAAGTTTGCGGCCAACCTAGCGCCTGGGCAACGTTCGCATACTTTGTCGAACCAGCGCGGCCACGCCTTCGCGGCCAGCTGTAAACCCTGGACGGCCGCAGTGACCTGGGTGGGTGGCGCGATCCGGTTCTTGTGCCGGGGCAAGCCCAAGCGATTCATGACCGAATATGCCGAATTGAAGTCAAATTTGAAGTCCTTGATTATCTTCCAAATGTCCCCATCCTTGGTGTCATAGATAGGCCGCGCGTGAAGCGCTCCTTGGTGCTTGTGGCGGGTTATGAAGTCACCGGAACCCATGAGCCCAAAGGATCGGCTTCGGCTCTCTGAGCAACGGAGGCCCTTGACGTGGTACAACGTCCCGCCCTCCTGGGGAGGAAAATACTTGTCGGTGATAATGAGTTCTGCCGCGTTCTCCTGGCGATACTCAACAAAGCTTGGCGGTTGTCGGACCCAGTTGGTGGGACTCATGAGCGGATCGAAAACCCAGAAATACGGGCTCTCACGGTTGAAGATATTAATCACTGGCTGCCGCTGGGTGATCCAGTGCATTTTGATCCCCGGTCGCTTGGCCACGCGCTCAAGATACTCAAAAGTGCCGGGGAACATAATCTCATCGTCCCGCGTCATAACCTCTATTGGCAAGCGCCCGAGACGCTCTGCTACCATGTAACAAAGCTCCATGAGCACGGTTGAGTCCTTGCCCCCGGAAACGGCTATAACAACACGGTCCAGCGGATTCTTATATAAGATCTCAATACGCTTAATGGCCGCCTCTACAACTCCGAGTCCGATCATTCTTTTGGGCATGGCTTGCGTCCTGTAATCACGAGGGAATAGCAAAGGTCCGGGGCGAAGCGTCCAATGGTGGCCGCCTCAAACCTCAAGATTGAACCCACGAAACGCGAGTTCTTGAAAGACTCAGAGAAGCCATTGAGGCCTTGTACCTTGACTCCCTCCGCCCATGGAAACAAGGCTTTAAGCTTCTCTGAAGTGTAGAATTGGAGACGCGAGTTTTTGTCTCTCATTATGTAAGTGTGCCGGTGGCGGTAGCTCGGGCCGTAGGCCATGACTAGGAATCGCCCCCCTGGCTTGAGAACTCGCCCTATCTCAAGAGCGCAATGCTCGGGATACTCGTGGTAGCTGAGGGCCCCGTAAGTGGAAATCACCGAGTCATAGTAGTGGGTGGGCTCTTTGGTCGCGGCCATGTCCTCGACCCCGAAATTGTAGTCGGGATACTTCGAAACAGCCTGGGAGATCATGCCCTTTGAAATGTCCAAGCCTAGGTAGCGGCTTGGAGGTATGCACTTCACTTGGTCTAGAAGCCAACCAGTCCCACAACCAAGGTCAAGGACTTGAGGGTTAAAACCCGCCTTCGAAGTGTTGAGACGAGTGAGAGGAGCGCATTTCGCCCGAACCCACTCGTCCTCTGCTCTGTCTATCGGCCTTGTAAACCGCTCGTCATAGGTCTCTGAAGCCCTATCGTATAAATTAGAAACGTCCTCGAACACCGCTCACCTCCGATCTCCAATTATCGAAGTTATAAGAGAGCGGTCAAGGGCTAATCCTATTTCTTTTCAGGCTCGTCCTTTTCAATAAAGCGCTGTATTGGCTCCAATGCCCGCTCAAGTCTAAGCTTGGACCTCTCCAAATAACTTAGCTCTTCTCGCTTTGCGCGCAAGGCGTTGTTGTAAGTCTCCACCTCTTCCCTAAGCCCCTGGCTCACCTCCTTTAGAGGCGGCCCAACGTAGCACTTGAAAGAGAAGCCTTCCTTGACCGCGCTCACCTTTGAATCATTGTCGGCGGGGTCAAAATCGCGGTGTTCTTTGGGGATTCTCTTCTCGTCGTCGCCCGCTCGCTTGTAGCGCTCCATGACCTTCTTGTGCTTGGAGCAAACCCGATACTTTGGGTTTGCTGGAAGCGCCTCGTGGATAGCCTCTATGGCTTCCGCCCTGTCCGAAATTTCTCCGCTTATAAGCTCTGCCAGATCGATCATGGTTCTCATTCAAAACTCCACATTATTCGCGACCTGGTTGTCGCTTCCAGTGTTAGAAATCGCCGCGTCTGTAAGGTTGCCAATGCAAACGTTCTTGTCACCGCTCACGGTAATCGTTCCAGCTCCGCCGCCGCCCCCGGTGTTCTTTCCGACGACGTTGCCGATAATGACATTCTCGTCACCGCTGCAAGTTATAGAGACTAGGTTGCGGTTGGCAATGTATTGACCGTAGGCCGTAGTGATTGTCCAGTCGTCGTTTTGAGAGTTCCAGCCAAAACAATGAGAGATATCAACGCGGCGCACAGTTCCAACCCCAGATATATCCTCGAATTCCAGACGGCAGTGGTTAATAAGGGTGTCATGGTCAACAACAACGTCGTCGAAGGCCATGAGGTCCCCGCCAAGAATCTGCCCGTCGTCGGCTAGCGTGAGAGTCGAGAATTGAGAAACGCTCTGGGCTCTGTGGATTGACTTGACGCATCCCCCAAGCTCCATGTCAGCGCTCACTAGCATTGATATTGTTCCCACGTCGCTATAGATCGAAGGAAGCTCTATAGCGCGCTGGCTTGAAGACCAAGTCCCATTCAGGATTATCTTGTCACATATGAATCCGGCGTTGCCAGTGATCTTGATTGCTTCATAGCAAGAGCTTCCGCCACCAAGTAATTCAACCGTCCCCCATACCATGTCACCGCTCGCGCTGGAAGAGTGGAGGAAACACTCGTATTTGTTTGGCAGTGTCACGCGGAAATTTCCCTCACCGCAAACCGCCGTGTCGCTTGAATTCAGGCCGCATTGATCTTGTGTTGAGTTATTGGTAAGCAAGCCGTTGCCTTTGAAGACGAACTTGCCATTATTAAGCTCGATAGACTGCCCGCCTTTGCAGCGCAGCGCTTGGTTGTTCGCGACTGTTTGAGCCCATACAAAGCCGCCGTTTCTCACCATTATGTCGAATAGATCGTCATAATCCGTGTCCTCAAGCTCAACGTCGTCGTCGAGGGTCCAAGTGTAGGGGCCAACGTTTACGGTCACGTCCTCGGCCGGGAATCCCCCCGTGCCTGTTATCGAGGTGTCTTCTAGTACGTCGCTCACAAACTCCAATTGAGACTCACCAGCGTCAAAGGCCGCCTTGACCGTCGAGTATGTCCCGGTCTCCCCGACGCTCACATAACCAGCGGCCACGCTTCCGCCGCCACCGGCCGCCGGAGTTCCGTCCGCGTTTAGCAAGCCAACCCTGACAAGGAGCTGCTTGACGGCTCCAAGGACAAAGCCAATGGTGAGCAAGTTTTTCATTTCACCCCGGCCTTCGTCGCATTGCAGTCGTCAAGCCATTTGCAGTGAGCCTCACAATGGGCGTCCACCTCGACAAGATAGGCCGCGTAATCCGTCTTGTAATCCGCGTCCTCCTTGCCGTCCTCGTAGTCCTCTGGTAGAGGATGCATGGGGGGCTTTGGCTTAGCTTCCTCAAGGACTGCCATGGCCTTCTTTTGAAAGTATTTGTCTGAGTAAGGCATGTCGCCCCCTTAGCTTGGTAGGTTTGGAAAGCGGCCAGTTACGACGCCGTCGACAACGTTGGCATAGTCGATCATTGCTTGGCCGTCCAAGACCTTGTCGTAATAGAAGGTGTATCGTCCGTATGCAATGTCTCCGTATTCACGCAACGCGTTGTTGTAATAACCGCCAACGATTGTTGAAGCTCCGTCGATAGGCATTGAAGACTTGCTCACGCTCATGACTTCGTCTTCGTCAAAGTAGACGCGATAGGTTCCCACCTCTGAGCCAGTCTCTTCATAGGTGACCCCGATACAGTGGGGGTTGGTGTCCTCAATATCGGGAATCGTGTAGTTAGCCCACGCCGAACCGCCGGAGCTTCGCAATCGTCCGATTATCTGTAGATTGGTTTTGCTCGTGAGAATAACAGCAATCCAATTGGTCGAGTTCTTCTCGGTAATGCAAAAGAGGGGCTGACCGTCAGCTCCGTAGACCGGCGCGCCCTGGACGGTGAAGAACCCAACAACCGACCAATTGGTATTCTCGTCGGGTAGCTTTGCGTCGGCTGCGATTTCGAGATAGCCGGTCCCCTCCGCGTCCACTTGGAATTCCTGGAGAGTCGCCTCTTGCTGATAGGTCAACGTGCCGACTGCCGCCGCGTCAAGGTCCGCGTCCCCCATTGAGTTAGCCATGCCGGGACCTGCGCCTTGCATGTCCAAGATCCACAGCGGCGGGTCGAATGCCTCAATCGCCTCGGTTGTGTCGTTCGGGGTCGTCGCCCCGATTAGTCCCCAGTGGCGAAGTCGCGCATCTATGAGACCAATGATAAAGCCTACGCTTAGCATTCACGGCCTCGATCCAATAAATAGGCCAACGTTTCCAGCTGGTAAGGTGGTAGCCTTGACCCTCAGGAAGTGAGCGCCTGGGTTGATAAAGTAATCGTAGGGAGCTGGAAAGACCGCCGCCGCCACTTCACCGTCCTCTATAGAGCGCTCGTCTGAGCTTGTGGCCAGTGAAGTGAAAGAGACTGGCGCGCCGATTGTCAGTAGGGAATCTTCCTCGTTGTACCAATGGGGCTCGAAAACAATGGTTTCACCGGACGCGGCAAAGAAGGGCTGAGCGAAGATTTGATCCATGCCAACGCACTTCAAACCGTCCCCCACGGCCGCCGCCCATGTCGCCTCGTCCACCGCTTCCGTTGTCGAAGTTTTCAAGGTCCGATAGAGCTCATACCGCTTTTGGACTTGTGTTGACATTTGAACCCTCTACGCCGGGTTGAGAGCAAGCTCCTCATTCGCTAGAGTCTCGCTTCGCGCCCGTCTTCTATTCTTGAGCAAATACGAATTGCCCTTGAGTATACATGAGACAACGTAAGCAAGCTCATTCCTAAATTCATAGTTTACTAAGGAGCGCTCCCAAAAAGGCGTAGCCTCGTGGGTGTGTTGTAGCGTTATAGCTCCGCCGAAGGCGTTGTAAACCTCCCCAGCTTCACGCCGCTGGCTCTCCTTGAGGTTTCTGAGCTTGAAGCCAACTTCCTCCCTAGCCTCACTAAGAGCCCTTGAGATAACGTTGGCTTCCATGGCTGGGTTGTAGAGCTTTGGCTTGACTTGTTTGAGCCACTCAACGGGGTCAAATTGGAGCCCCTCGGCTTTTAAGTAGCCCTCAACGTCGCGCCGGGCTGCCTCAGCTCGCGAGATAGGACGGCCCTCAGAGTCCCGGTAATCCTTGTTCCGCTCGCGGTCTCGCTCAATTGCAAACTCTTTTTGTCTGGCTAGTTTGAGATATTCAAAACAGGCTCCCCAGTTCTCTTTTTTGGCCAGCCACTTTCGTATTGTTGCCCCGAGGGCAACGGGGTCTCTTACATCGTCCTTGAGAGAAAGGGCGTGGTCTGCGGCTTGGGCTAATTCAGCCCCGGTTGGTCTTCTCATATTTCAGAACTCACTTTCTTTGTATAAAATTGTAATTTAGGGGTTGACAAGGTCTTTCAAAATCTGGCTAGTTGGGGGGGAGCGGAGCGGAGCGAGCGAGGGGGGGCGACTAATTTACTCACGCTTAACACCGCAAACGAGGGATTTGGTAGGGGGGAGGAGTAGGGGATTTGTTTCCCTTTTTCTTTTGTCGCGACGGGCTTGCGCCCTCTTTTCTTTTTAAAGACGTGAGCGCTGCCCACCACCCCACCTACAAAAACTTTCACCTTTCCCAAGTCTTTCTCCAAACACTGTGATCTTTTTCTCACTATGGCCCGCTTTTTCTGGTAGTCTTTTCTTCTCACCTGGATTTGGCTTCACGCCCGACACCAAATCCAAACGTTGAAATGGGCCTCTCTCACTGGGGGCCTTTTTCTCGTTCAGGAGCCCCGGCCGTCCTGGCCCTCGTAGTCACTCACAAACTTCTCAACCGCGAGAACAATCAACGTTGAGTTGTTCTTGGCCTTCATTTGCTTGCTCACCTTCTTAAGCCGCTCGGCCAAGGCAATCGGCATTGAGATTGAGTAAGGAATCTTGCTCTTGGGGCGCTTCTTGCGACCTAGTGAATCAACAAGTTCCTCTTTATTAATAACGTTCTTGGTCATGACCAGACTCCCTTTTAACTTTGTTTGTAAACTCGAAAGTTTTGTCTTTCTTTTTAGCGCGACGGGCTTATAATAACAGAACTGTTTTTACCTTTCGAGACAAACTTAAAAGAAAAAGGTTCCCTCATGATTGAACAGTCCGAAACCATTGCAAAGTTGGCCGGTGCCCTTTGCAAAGCTCAAGAGGAAATGCGTGGCGCTCACATGAACGCAAAAAACCCTCACTACAGAAGCAAGTTTGCTGACCTCACCAGCGTCATTAATGCGATCAAGCCCCACCTCTGTAAAGAGGGGCTGTCCTTTCTCCAAACCGTAGGTACCACCGAATCGGGGACGCCCGTGGTCACAACCCAGCTCATGCACAACTCCGGGGAGTGGATCCGAGACTCCCTTGGCATTAAGCCACTCAAGGCTGGCCCTCAAGCCGTGGGCTCTGCTATTTCCTACGCCCGACGTTACTCCCTGGCCGCCTTTGTTGGGCTCCCCCAACTAGACGACGACGCCGAACGGGCCTCAAGACGCGAGGCTTCGGAACCCAGAAAAAAGCCTCAAGGCCAGAGTCAACCCAAAGAGAGGAGTTCGACCAATGGGAAGACGGCCAACGACGCGGCCAACCAAGTCGAAGGTAATCGGGGCCCCGTGGTGGGCAACGTGGCGAAGTGCAAGAAGTGCTACTCCCAAGTGATTTGGAGAACCGCAAACGGCCGATCTGCAGCGGTCAATCCAGACGGGTCTTTTCACTCTGGAACCTGCGCCGGTAGCAGAGACAAATACCGCAACGAAGGCCGCCCCCGTCCCCGGCCAAACGACGTTGATAAGCGATCCCAGCGCGAGGAAGCCCGCCGCGCTCCAATGGAGGCCGCCGCTGTCCTGCCCGACGTGGAGCAAGAGCCGGAGTTTAGAGAGGAAGACGAATTAGACCTTGAAGATACACCGGGATTTAGAATGGCGAAGGTCCGCCTTGGGCAAGACGGCAAATTCCACGAGACATGCGGGGAGTGCGGCCGGGTTCTCACTAAGTCCGACGTTGAAAAGCCCTATTGCAATACTTGCTTTGAGCTTAGATCCCCGGACTATGAGCAGACCTATATGAAGAAAGCCCTTGAGACCGAAGAGAACACGGTTCAACCCGAGACCTACGTTCTCACCGGGGAAGACTTGGCCGTCCGTGGCCCGGAGATAGGCAAGCTCGCCAAAGACTGTGCCCAGTGGCAACGCCGCGCCGTGGCCGTTGCCAAAAAGCTAAAAGAGGAAGGCAAGCCGGTCACTGGCTGGAAGTTCGCCGTGGTGAAGATGGCTTTCTTCCTCACCAAAGAAAGGCTCTTTGAACGTTACACGGACATGATCCCCACTGGCAAGGAGTGTTCTGAGTGGAATTTGCCAAGTCCGCCCAACCACTCCACCCACAACGTTAAAGAGCTGGACGAGGCCATTGAGAAGCTCACCACAGCCCGCCGCAAGCGTTGCGCTAAACCAACCGAGACCAGCTGCAAAAACTGCGGGGTTGATCCTTACGTTCCGTTTGAGAATGGAACCTTTGGCGAGGACTCCACAATTTGCAACCTTTGCGAAAAGGAAGCGCGGCCAGCTCCTCCACCTCCCACCTCTGAGGAGATAGTTTTGGAGGAGCTGGCGAAGTATGACGAGAGTCTCCACGTTGACCACCTCAAAAAGTGGTTTCGCGAGATAAAGATAGAGCCCGACTTTGGACGGGTTCGCAAGGCCAGCTCCGCGCTAAAGCGCTGTAATGTGGAGACGATTGACCTCCTGGCTACTCACCTTTGCACCAAATGAAAAGGGCCTCCGGGCCCTTGGAGACACCATGAAAGAAGAAACGCGCCGGGTGGCGGAGTTGGTAGGGTTCAACCTCTACAAGTCGAACACCATTGTCCGGGGAAACCTCAACTGTATTGAATTCGGAACCAGCGCCGAAAACGCTATGGCCGCCACAATTCGCATGCTCGCGGTCTTGGTGGAGAAACAGACCAAGGCGATTAGGGCCATGCAGGAAGACTCTGAAGTTGTCCGCCTCCACATGAATGAGGAGCAAATGTTGGCCTTCAAGGACATGCTTGGGGGTGGTGGTGGTTCTCCCAAAGCCGAAAGCGGGGCTTGAAGAGGTGGCCAAGGACTTGGTTTCCATGGTCTCCACCGTGGGGGCCTTGCGCCTGGGCCGCAAACTTGAAGACCGAGCCGTAGCCCTCAGCCAATGCGCGATCAACCGCCGCTATTGGCGCAACCCAGAATGCTATTGGTCCTGGGCTCACCTGGACCAATCCGACCAACTAGACCTTTCATACCGCGCAATTTGCTTTGAGGAGAACAACCGTGAAGACCAAGGAAGAATTCAAGGCGTGGTGGTTTGAGTCGTTCGGGGAAAAGCTCCCCGCCGTAATACTCAACCGCTACGCCAAGTTAAAAAGAAACCCGTGGCTTGGAGCTGTGGGCAAGAACTCAACAGGAGAGGGCCGAGGCCACAGCCGACGATCCGGGGAGGCAAATGACAAGCTCCTCCTCCGTGGTGGCCTGGACCTCGCGGACAAAATAGAAAGCATGAGCTCATGCGAATTTCCAAAAGATTTGGAAGTCTTGGCCACGGCCGCCAACCTGGACCACTTCAGGGTCATGGAGATAATAAAAGAAATGTCAACTCGCGGCTGGATCAAGTGGAGTAGGGGAAACAGGGAATATGCGGGTCGTATTATAACGATCAATTGGAAAAAGCTTCAGCCCGTAGTGGACGAAAAGAAAACAATCCAAGCTTAGATTTATAAAAAGGGAGCCCCTTTTGAACCGGTATAAACACTGGCTCAGAAAGTAAGCTCCTTTTTATTTCAAAGACGGCCTTGTAATTTAGTGGGGGGAAGGTATAGTTGGTGGTGTAGCAAGATTATAACGAAGTGAGAAGCAAATGAGACTCGTCCACGTAGCTGACAAAAAAAACCTCGACTCGATCTGTGAGAACGGTCTGGACCCCAAATACGCCACTGGCAAGCGCCGCGCTGTTTGGGCCGTCACCGTCGCAAACGAGTCTTGGGCAATAGCTCACACCCTTGGTAAGAAGCGCGCCAAGGGCCGGACGATTCACGATCACGTTACCATTGAAATTGAAGTGCCCCGCTCCTGGCTACGCCGCCACGCGAAAGGCGTTTGGTACTGTGACCGGGTCATTCCAATGGAACGCTTCGTTTATATAACTCCCTCAGCTCAAATTGGAGAGGATTACCCATGTTGAAAAGACTTGAAGCCTCAATTGCACAAATGGCAGACGACTTCGGCCGCCAACTCCAGAAAGCTCACGAACTTGACAAGGCCAATACTAGGGCCCAAATGGCAAAGGACGTCGTGGCTTTCTCAAAGCTCCAAAACAAGGACTTGAACACGCTCGACCGAAGCCAGCTCCTTGCTGAAATTGAAGCGCTCGGTGGCGACGTTGAGGGCCTCCACTCACTCCGCCAATTTCGCCAATACTTGAAAGTCTTGAGGGCCAAATCATGTTGAACAGACTAAACCAGCTGAAGCGCCGCCTTGAAATGGACCCCGACAACTGGCTTCTAAGGGCTAAAGTGGCGAATATAAACGTTCGCCTTGGAATCTCAGAGAAGCTCGTTGTTGGTGTCCGTCACGGTGTAGGTCCAAACAATCTAAGCGTCTGGCATTGGGAAGAGGAGTTTTCAAAGCGCCGATTTACTAATGCGCACGCAAGGGGCTTTAGGCAGTCCCACGAGACACCTTGGGAGAGGGACGCCCGTGGCCTTGGGACTGAAACAAACTTTCGATTTCAGTCCGGCCTTTTTTATTCCGAGGATCCAAACGGACCCTGGACCACTCAGCTTATAGCGGAGCATATGACGGCCGCCTCCAAAGGCCAAAGAGTATGGAGAAACGTCGGTAACCGGCTCGTATGCCACCGCAAATTTAGTTAGGAAAAACCATGCTGAACAGACTAAACCAGCTCAAACGACGCCTTGAAATGGAGCCCGACAACCGGGCCCTGGCTCGGCAAATTGGAGCGCTCACCGTTCGCATTGACCCTACGGTTGGCAGGTCCTACAAGCTCAAGCGCCGAACCGTCCACCAAGAAGGGGTCATGCTCGTCAGGACATTATCGGAAGCCCGCTTTGAAGTCCTGGCCCTGGACACCGTCGAAGTCACAATGTCCACCGCGTCCAACTTCCCCCAAGTCAATCACCGGCCCAATACTTGTGCCCTCACCAAAAAGAAGGCTCGCGCTTACTACCGCCGCCTCAAGCAAGAAGGTTATAGATAATGAGTGAATGTGACAAATGCCGAGAAGAGTCGGACACCGTCGAAGGCTGCCAGAGCTGCCCCGGTGAATATTGCGAGGAATGCCGCGAAGACCACGCGGAGGGGTGTTGGTGCCCACCGGCCACCGGCCCCGGCAAATCCCGCTGCCAACGTTGCGACTTCTTTGAGTTCCTAGGCCAGTGCGCGAGCTGCCTTGGCCAGTTTTGCGACGGTTGCGCTCACGATCACCCCGATTGTCACTTCTAGGACTCGGGCTTTTTTTTGACAAATCCAAAGTTTAATTTCCGAACACTTTTTGAACATTTGTTTTTATCCAGACGGCAAAAGCGCTCTAGAGCCCGCATGTTTACTGGCTCAAGACAATCTTAAAATAATCCAAAGACTCTCTTGTAATTACGCGGGACGGGTGTATAATTAAGGGCAGGACAAGTCACTTAAACAACACAAAAACGAAAGCGAAAACAACCATGAAAAACCTCCCCCTTTCTAAAATGAAAGCCGCCGACTGCCGCAAAGAACTCCGCGAGGTTCACGGTTTTGACCAAGGCAACTTGGACATGATCAAAACCGTCACTCAGCTCCGTGGAGCCGTCCGCGTCCAGCGCAAGCTTGCCAAAGAGTCCGTTGTGAGTGCCAAGCTCACCGTTGAACAAGTCCAAAAAGGAGCCAAGCTCATGAAAGCCGTTGACCCTATCAAAGCCGCCTTTGAAGCCGACGCCGCCAAGAAGGCCGCCAAGAAGGCTCCTAAGAAGGCCAAGAAGGCTCCCAAAAAGCACAAGCTTGGAGCCCTCAAACAAGGCGACGATATCACCTGGACACTAAGCGGCAAGCGCTACCTGGGAACCTTGAGCTTTTGTGACCACTGTGAGAAGGGTTGCCAAATCAACGCCGTAGAAATGACAGCTGGGATTGTCCCGCTCCACTTCAAACACGTTGACGCTCCCATGGTCCTGGCTGGCTACCACGAGCCAAGCGACCAAGCGCTTTGCTACGACTGTTTTGAGCTGGCCGAAGAGCAAGCCAAAGAGGCCGCCAAGGAGGCTCCAAAGGCCGCTCCAAAGAAGAAAGCCAAGAAGGCCAAGAAGGCTCCCAAGGCCGCTCCTGAAGCCTCAGAGGGCCCCGCTCCTATCTTCACTTACTGGGGTGTGCTGGTCTCCAAGGGTGACCACAAGAAGGGCAAAGCCTACAACCACTCTGGCCCTCGCGGAACCGAGAAGGCCATGGACACCTGGATTTCGGAGAACGACTTTGAAGGCTCCAAGTGGCGCGGGTTCCGGGTTGGCGCGGACGGTGTCCAACAACACCGCAAAGAGGGCAAGTGGTCGAACGCGGGCCGCTGCCAAATCCGCTCGCCAAAGCTCTACCACCAAGCCTAAAACCCTCCGCCGGGGCCTCCGGGCCCCTAGAAAGGACCGACATGGACCAAAGGACAAGGGCGCTAGAGCGCTCCTATCAAATCAGAAATGACCAGCAAAGCCTCCTTCACCTCCTCCGAGCCTACCGGGCTCAAGGGAACCGCGCGGAGATCTTGAAGCACCTCGTGAAAGTCGTCTGGGAAGGCGTCTATGGCCAGAAAGCTCACAACTCGCCACTGGCCGAACTCAGCAGAAGCGTAGCTCAAATCGTTGGCGCCGCGCCCCTAGATCACCGCAAATGGAACCGCCGGATTGTCGTGGGCCAATGCGAGCTTTCCGTAGTGGCGGGGGAGGGTCTCCACTGCCAACCCAAGAAGTTTCTCCCCGCTGGTATGAGCTCATACGAGTCGTTTGAAGTCATGCTCTTCGACTGGGACAACAACCAGCGGATTGAGGAAGAGTTGACACCGGCCCAACTCGACAACCTAATTCTAAGCCTTGCCCTGGAGTCCATTGACCGGGGCCAAGTCACCCTCGCTTACTGCGCTGGGAGGATCCCAGACCTCACACCAACCTCAGAGTTTTTAGGAGCCAACCATGAAGCCACCACCTAAGCCCGGCGGTATCTGGGAATGCGCTAAGCGCGTAGACCGAATGGGCCCCACCTGGGCCAAGAAATACAAGGCTTACCGGGACACCGGGGCCAACGCCATGACCTCCTATAACATGGTCATGGAGGACTTCCTCGAACACTCTAAAACGAATCGAGCAGAAGCATGATCGTCATTGAAGATCAGGACATTTCAGGCATGAAGGCCTTTATCCAGCAAGCCGTTGACACCAAAGACCCTATGATTATGGAGAAGGTTTTGCGGCTCCAAGTCATGCTCCTGGGGGACCAAGGAAACCCGCTCGTCATATCTGAAATGAGCTGCCTCCGTGAGTCAATAAACCGCCGCTTTGAACTCCTGGCAGCTGGAGAGGGTCCGGTGACTCTGGCCTACGACCATGAAGGGGTGGAGGTGGTGGAGGCCCCGGCCTACGTTCAAAAACATATCTTTGAGAGTGAGTGCCGTTTTAGCCCGTGGGTGGCCAAGGCAATGATTCAGAGCCTCATGAGAAACGGCCAAACCTTCACCGTCAAGCGCAAGCCAACGTGGCGGCGAGTATGAATAGCGAGATCTTGCTAATCGAGTCTCTGAAGCTAATCCTTGAGCGCTCGCGCCACCTGACCCTCGAAAACATTAGGGCCATTTGGAGATCTATTAAGGGCGAGGAGCTGTCCAACCCTCAAGACATGTTGGACGCCGTAAAGACCATGAGGGCCATTTATGACGCGCCTGACAGCTGCTTTGTAATCTACGACAAAGACGAGGCCGAGCAGCTCCTCCAAGTCGTCACCAAGCTCCTGGCTCACATAAAGGACCAAGACGAGCGTATTTCCACGCTCAAGGAAAGGCTCGACCGAGCCAAACGCTAAATTTCCTGAATGGCCGTTGTTCGGCTTTTCTTCTCTCGGCTCCCCTTGGTAGGGTTTTCGCTTTCACTACCGGGGGGAGCCCCCTTTTATGCAGCTTCCAAGGATTCACCCGAGGCCGTCAACTCAGTCTCAATAGAGTGAATTTCCTCTTGAAGCTTTGTCCGGTCCTTGGTGAGGCTCTTGAGCTTCTGAGTGAGCGCCGCTATCCGTGTTCTGGACTGGCTCCGCTCGTCGGCCCTCTTGTCCCCTTGGTAGTTCCAAAACGATCTACAAGCATTTTCAGCCATTGTCTTTCAACCTTTTTATCTCGGCTTCAAAACGACTTATAGTCTCCGTGGCCTTGGTCAAAGCAATGATAACGGCCTCGGATTGCTGTTTATTATCGTCGTGAAGCTCTTTGTGTTCCGCCCGGTAACTAATCTCACGTTTCATGTAGGCCGTAGCCAAACCAAGAATAGCGGTAATGGCCAACCCCAACAACCACATTAATACGTTTGCCAGTTGCCCGTCAACCTCTGGCGGAGCCGCTTGGGCCAAGACTTCAATATAAAACATGGTCACTCCTGTAATTATAGTAATCATTTTAGGAGGCCGTCCCAAGCCGCTGTCAAAGATCCCCCGCTTCCTCCACCACTTGAAAGCTGGCCCTCAACCCAAAGCAAGGACGGCCCCGGTATAACCGTTGGGGGCTTTAAGTCAATAGGATAATCCCCGACAACTCCGTCTACGTTCCCAATGTATCGGCGGCTGACAACCGGGGCCGTGAAATTCATGGGGTCTAGATCAAGGCCAAATTGAAAGTTTGCTTCTTTTGAAGCGTTTGAACTAAGGCGAACCCTATGAACCTCTAATATCTTGCCCGTCTCAATCGCATATATGCACTGTTGTGTTTGGCCCTGGCCAGCTGCAATAATGAACGCTGGTAGAGAGGATCCAGTGGTAACGCCTGTTATTTGGCCAACGTTCACCCTGTCATTTCCGGCCGTGGCGACCACCACCGAGTTTATCCAGCCCCATGTTTTAGCTGTTGTAACTGTCGAGCCTCCATTTAGTGTCAGCACTTCAGTCTGCGCCACCCAACTTGAATCCACGCCTGTGATAGTTATGGTTCTGGCCCCGGCACCAGAAGAGCTATCGTCCCCCTTAGAGCTTGAAACGGCCACCGTCAAGCCACTGGGTCCGAATAGACTAAGATTCCCGGAGTGTAGCCATACAGGTTCGAATGAGCCCCCAACGTCCGCATTCCTTCCAAACTTGCGAACAACCGAAACTCCCGGAATTTCACCGCGAGCTGCTCTTGAAAAGTAAGGAGTATCAATCCTGGGAAGTCTATAACCTGGGCTATTCATGATATTTCCGCCCCGCTTGCTGTGAAAGTCACAGTAGCGATATCAGACTCTACGGCTATCTCACCGCTCGAATCATTCAAAGCTATGTGAACCTTGAGAGTGTCCGTGCTTTTGGCTGGCAAAGTCACGTCGTAATAAAGGGCCGTGGCTGTGGTACGGGTTGTCCCGTTGTCGTCGTTATAGATCCTGTATGCAATTGGCGCCGCGCCATGATTGCAGACCGTGATCTGAGCAATAATGCCCGTGGTGCTTGCCCCTGGAGAATAAAGCTGCTCCGGGGTTCCCCCCGTTGCAATCGCGATCTGTCCAAGCTGCTTAGAAACCATTGTCATAATCAAAACCCCGTAAGCATTGCGTATTGAAAGCTATCATAACCTGACTCCGCGCCAGAACCTAACTGGTCCAAATTCGCGATTGTTCCGACTCTATGCTGCAAGGACTGCTGCTTAAGGCCGCCGCTTGTGCCTTGAGAGGTTATCTGAGTAGGCGCCGACGATCCGCTATCGAACTCTATATAGTCGCCCTCCATGGCAACTTGACCAGTTCCGACAATAAAGACGGACGCGGCAATGCCAGACTTGTATGCTTTCAGCTCTAAAACACTCGTAGGCCCCGCTGCCTCATATCTAGCCCTGATATTGGCGATCTCTTGTGAGAAAGATTCGTAGCCGAAGAATTGAAGCTCCCCAACGTAGTCACTGGCTGAGCTGTCCGTGGGGCTTGCCAAGGTTCCGTTTGAACTCGCGATCCTTAGAACGGCCGGGGACCCTCCACTCGTCCCTATTGAGCTGGTAATCCCGGAGTCGCTCTGAAGGTTCAAGTCACCACCTTCAAGCAAATTCAGCATTTGATCAGCAACGGCCGCCCCGGCCGCGTCGATCTCCTCAAAGGTCAAGCCGTTGTTTCCCTTGGACATTCGGAAAGCGCTTTTCGAGCTGCCGGTCTCGAGATCGGGTAAACCAAAATCTACGCTGGTGCCCTCGGTGTAGATATGACGGAAAGTGCTTTTCTCTCCTGGGGCCTCAAGGCATGGTAAACGAACTTCAGGAGGAGAGAAAACCTTGGCCCCGTTCGCGGAACCCCGAGCATAGGGCGACTCTCCGGGCTTCTTAGTCCAGCTGAAAGCCCGGCCCGTGGTCTGAGCTGAAATAACGTCGGACCGGCCAACCGTAGGACCAAGGTGATTCTCCGCGTAGGCAACCATTTCCTCATGCTCGTAGTCGGTCCTTAAGTCGGGTTGCTCCTTGCCGTAATACATAGATTGGTACACTTGACTGGTCACACCCGTGTCAAGCGGTGTGGAGGCCGTGGGGTTGCTGCTCGGTAAAAGGCAACCTTGGCGCCTTGAGAACTCCGTGGCCTCCCCCACCGTCCCCTGGAGAACCGTGGGCATTTCCACAAACGAGGCGGGAATTTGGTTGGCGATTGGTTGAGCTGGCCGGAACATGGCCAAGTAGTCAAGCCGAAGGCCGTCCCGCTGGGATTCCTCGAACGTGGCAAATCCTCGGACTGGCTCGGGAGTTGGTGGAAGGCCACGGAACCCTAAACCCGCTTTCAAGTCGGGCAAGCCTTGCGGCTCTGGATTGCCGGCCCCAAGCAGACCTGCCGCTATGTATGACAAGTCCTGGGCTTGGTTCTTGAAGACCTCGCGGGGCTCTGGGGGCAAAAACACCGGCCCCGGCCCCGACCTGGGAAGAACTATAAAGCCGCCGGGTGTTGGCTTTTGAGGGCCAAACGGAGTGGGCTGTGGGATCTCCCAGGGTAGAGGGCTTGGGAATCTCGGAATGATAACCGGGTCTTGGGGTTGCTTCGGTGGCTGGGGCTGTGGTTTCTTTCCTCCGCCCTTCTTTCCGCCTCCTGGAGGGAGTGGCATACCTCCGCCGCCTCCTGGCTTGGGCTTGCCTTTGTCCTTCTCAACCAAGGTCACATAAGACCGACTGTTGATAATCCACTTTCCATTTCGGACCCCACAAGGGTGCTGGTATGGAAGCTCTGGATTGAAGTCAATATCGGCAAGGGTTAAAAAGGGGGGCTTGAAACCCTTTTTGAGCTGGCCGGTGAAGTGGATTGGCCCGTCATGCTCGTCCAGAGGGAAATCGTTCTCCGCCAAGAAAAGCGCCAACGTCTTTATATGCGCGGAGTTGAAGGGCTCCCCGTCCGGTGTCACGGCAAGCCGGTGCTTTGTGTCGGTTTGGGGGCCGGACGTGATAGGGCCCCCGGCCGTCCCGCTCATCGCCCCTAAGATCTGAAGGCCGAAAGCTGGGGGAGCTGGCATGGGAACGGGTACAGGATTAACGACCCCGGCCGCTCCTGGTTTGGGCTTAGGTGGTGGGGGTGGTGCCCCCTTGGCCATTGCTATGGCTCCATAGCCCGGCATGTCGTCGGAAGCTTGGCCATACTGTAAGGCCAGCGCTCCCTTTGAACCCTTGACGAAGGGGACGCAACCGCCGCCTGGGATCATATAGACCCGCATGAGAGAGTGAAGGCGCGCGTTTCTTTCTAGGTCTTGCTTCTTGGCCTCCAAGTCATAAACAAGCGTTGCCACGTCCGAGGGGCTCCCCGCGTGAACAGCCACCAAGCCACCAAAGCCGGGGACAAACATTGGGTTTTGCGCGTCCGGGTCGAAGCCACCCACAACCACGCCCGGCCAATCCTCGGGGAACTTTTGAAGCACTGGCCGCGTGGCGTTTTGCGGTTGAACTCGCTTTGTCAAGTCCGACCACTCAGGACCAGCTACAACCTTCATGGGGTCGCCTGGATCGGTTCCGGGGGCCACCGTGGCCGCGCCCTTTGCTGGAGCCGTGGTGTTGACGGGGATCGCATAGCCCCACCAACCGCCTTCGTTCTGGTTTCCAGACGGTTTCATAACCACACCACCACCCACAGGACCCTTTGTCCGTATGACCGGGGTGTATCCTCCGTCCTCGTCACGAGTGGACCTTATCGCGGTGGTAAGCTCGCGCAAGTCCAGCTCGGTCTTTTTTGAGGGGAAGTTCTGCAAGTGCTGGTAACCAGCGCTCGCGTCGTCATTTACTACTGACATAATTATGATCCGCTTGGGTTGGTGAGCTTGAAGATAGACCGTTGAAACGACTGAGGAAGCAAAGCAAGGGGACCGTCGATAGGTGGCGGGCCATACTCACAGTTTACAACGGTTGTTGCCTTCCCGGTGGCATTTACCGAATGGCGGACGCTTGAGATCTCACCGAGGGGCTTAAGGTCCGGCCTTAACGGTATGACCTTGGTTCCAAGCCAGTGATCGGCTAGCCCGGAGTAAACAACGGCCGCATCTGCAGTAGCCAAGGCAGTACACTCTTCGTTGTTGTCGGCCGCCTTCAAGCGCTCTCCGGTCTGGATTAGACCGAAAGTCCGCTTAAGAGCCTCCTCCCTTGCCGGATCCCAACCGTAGCGCGAAGTCAAGAGGCCCTCGCGAACACGCCGCCGCAAGATTGGACCCTTGCAAGAGCCAATCCGGATTCCTGGGAGAACCGCTTGCGCCGCCTGGGGCGTGATATCAATAACGTTTAAGTCGTCGTAGCTCTGGACCATGGGCATGAGAGTCAAGACAATCGCGAGCTTGTGTTGCACGGAGAGTTGGGCATTGTCCCAATTAATCAGGTTTGAGAGTGGGGACGAGTTGGGCAACAACACCACGCCGGAGGGGACGATTTGCGCAGAAAGACCAACCAAGTCCAAGTTGTAATCCACGCGAAAAGTTCCGGTGACCTTGCTTTTCATAGTCACCACGGCCGGAGCCGCTCCGCTTGAATCAGCAAGGCTCTGGTTTTTGGTAATCGACCCGTCAATAACCCAACCAAAGTCCTGGCCCTTGTCCCTAGCGTTCCTCAATCCCTTTTGTGAGGGCTTTACGGTGACCGTGGTGAAGACTTCAGCCGCCGCCCTTTGTCCTGTTTCCTTTGAGATAACCAAGAGCCGCTCGGCCTTTATATCGCGTGAAGCGTCTGCCCAGCGTCGGTTTATCTGGAACTGTTGGCGGTAGTCCCGCCGCATGACTCCGATTCTCCTGGCCCATGCCAAGTCTGGCTCCGGAACGGCTCCTCTCAAGCGCACGTAACGGTTTTCGAGCTTGGACGAAAGCCAAAATCTACGCAAGGCCGCCAAGTTGAGCTTTGGAATTGTCGCGGGCCTGGGGGACTCAAATTGGACGGTTTGGAGAATATCCCCAAGGGTCAAGTTCGTCCCCGCTGGGAACTCAAGAAGCTCACCGTTTTTCACCAGCTGGGTGTTTGTGTCCACCGTGGTGATAACGTTGTTAGCAAAGCGGTCATTGTCTCCACGGCTCCCCGGTAGCTCGATAGCGTCAAAGCGAACCTCGCACTCAAGGTCGAAGCCCTCCTTAATACCCGCTGGCCGCTCAAGACTGCGGTCAATCCACTCCAAGTCTGTGCTTCCCTCAAGAGGGGGATCGAGGTTCTTGATCACTGAATCCGCCGCTCCGGGCAAGCGGTTTCCAATGATAATCTTGCCGTCAAGGTCGCAAAAGCCCTCGGTTCCCGTGAGCATTCCGGCCGCCTTGGCCAGCGCGACGTTGCCCTTGTCGTCAATAAAGAAGGACTCAATTGGAGGGTCTGGAAGGTTGTTGGTTTGAAGCTCCCAATCAACGCCCTTGGTCCCGGCCACGTCCTCCAAAACGTCCTCTACGACTTCCGCCGCTGTCCAAGGCGAGTTGGTGGTGGGGTTGAGTGTGCTTTTTCTGTAAATCACATCGTTGGCGATCGGTGTGATCTGGGCCGGTTTGCCCTCCTGGAGGATTAACTTGGTGTCACCCACCAAACGCTCGTTGTAAGTCCGCTTTTTCCATGTCTGTTGAATGTCATACATGCGGTCCACAACACGCAAGGTCGTGTAATAAGCGCTCACCTTGCGGCCCTTGCCAAGAACGCGCAAGCGCTTGACCTTCAGGGGCTCCTTGAGCCGCAAGTGATTCTCCATTGTAAAGACAAAGTCACCGTTTGAACCGGCCGCCAAACCAAGGATTCTCTTGGCGTCCTCCTTGGTAAAGACAAAGTCTTCTTTCCGGGGGCTCAAGTCGAAGGACAAAGTCCATCCTGGGTTGTTGATCGGAATGACGGGATAAACGTCCCCGCCCTTGCCAAAGGTGACCTTTATTGTTCCCGGGGGCCTCGTGAAAGCGGCCATGCCTACTCCTCCTGCTACTTAACTTTTGGAGGGTTGGCCCCCTGTTTTGCGGTTCCGCCCGCTTCACCAAGCGCGACAAGCTCACCAAAGAACTCAATCGAGGTTGAACCAGCAACGGACTGCACTTGCCCAACCTTACCACCAGACTTATATTGGTTCAATCGTCTTAGCTCAACCGTCTGGCGAAGCTCAACCAGCGTCAATCGACGACCAAGACGGCCTATCTCAAAAACCCTGACCGACTCCTCCGGGCTCCTAAGTCTCAAGTATCCGTCGGGGGGATCGGGGAGCTCTATCCGAGAACCCGGAAAAACGTAAGTTTGGGTGAGAGACTGGCGAATCCCTATGATCTTCGGACCCTGTTGAACGTCCGCAAGCAAAACGTCGCCAAGGAGTAAGGGCGTGATAATTAGGCCCTCGTCCGTAATCATAGTCTGCTCATAGCCAATCTTGACAAACTGCCCGGTGCTGGCTGAAGAGAATCTCATTTGCACGGTGACCGAGTTGGCCACGTCGTCAAAAGTCACGTCTTCAACGCTAAGGATCCCACCAAGCTCGGGGTAACGTTGCTGGGCCTTCTTAATGGCCAGAGCCCGCGCCTTGGTGTCATACTTGGTACGCAGGTCCGTGGTCAGCTCCACGTTGAAGACCACCGAGTAAGTAATCGTGAAGTCCTCGAACTTCTTAGCTCGGATACCATTCATGACTGTGTCTTCAATGGCCGCCTGGGATCTTGAGAGCGAGATATTTTGGCTTGTAATCTCGGGGTCAAGGGTGTCCGGTGTAGCCCCTTGGGACGCCACCAGCAAGTCATATTGAAGCGTTGCCGTGACTACCGTGGGCTCTTGTGTCTCTGGATCCTCGTCAATGCCCTCGTTCTGCCTAATGTCCTCGGCCTTTAGCTGCCACTTCTTTGAGGGGCTGTCCAAGTTATCAAGGAAGGACTGCGCGAAGATCTTTGCTTGCCCCAAGTAACGCTCCAAGGCATTCTCCGAAACCGGGGCCCCCTGAGCGTGGTATTTTATGTTGAAAAGAACGCGCCGCGCTCGGTTCTCAAGATAGACCGTCTGTATTTCCGTGTCGAAGCGACCACCAAAGCCAGTCTTCGACGGGTCAAGGTTGGCCGTTATGTCTAAGGTGTAAACCCTCGTCCTGGCTGTGTCTGCTATGTCCCCGGTCTTTGATATGACGGCTTCTACATTGAAGGCCGAGAAGTCCGATTCCTTCACGTCAAGAACGTCCACCGTTCCAATTGTGATCTTAATCGTTTGATCGCGCTTGGAGCCCTCCACGTCCGCCGTGGCCGTGAGCGCCGCAAAGGTGTCAATGTCCGAGTCGGCAACCAAGAACTCGCAAGAGACGTTCAGAACGTCCTTTCCCCGCCGCTGGGTGTATTTCCTGATCTTGCGGTGTGGTAAAGCTCCGCCGATTGTCAGTCCTGCATAAATTATGGTGATTGCCTGGGCCATGGTTTACTGCCTCGCGTTCGCGCTATATCGGTTTGCCTTGACCACTGTGCCCGCATAGTCAGCTTGAGCGTTCACCCTCCGCTGAGTGTCCACCTCGCGAATCGCCCGCTGCCGAGCAATCCTAAGTGCCGTTGCTATGTCATTGTCCGAAACGCCAATACCGCCCCCGGCAAGGTTGGCCGCCTCCGCTCCGACTCTTTGAAGCGCGAGCTGCTCCGCGTTCTCACCAACCGCCCGGTTTTTGCGGTCCTCGAACTTAATAAGCTCGGCCAACGGTTGACCAACGATAGGAATGTTTCCAATGGTTGCGTCAACGAGCCCGGCCTTGGCTCCCACACCAGCGCGAAAAGCCGCCGTTGAGTTGGACTCAAGGCCGCTCGTGGCAGCAATACCAGAAGCCGCGCCGCTGGCCGCCCCTTGAGCGGCTCCCAAAGCAAGGGAGCCAAGGTTGGCCGCTCCGAAAAACTTCGAAACTCCCTTTCCGAGTCCTCCCAAAATGTCACCGGCCGCCTTTTGCCCTGACTTGGCCACGTCCCCGGATATCTTCTTTATATCCTTGGCCGCGCTCGTTGTTTCGAAGCGTATCCTTACGACTTCCTCAAGACTTGCCATTAGATCCCCTCAATCGTCAAGGCTTTGCTGGCCCGGTTGGCCGTGGTCCCCTCCCTTAGATTGTAGCCCGCAAACAAGGCATAAGAGAAGGTTCCCGCCCCTGGTGTATCTGTCACGCCCGTATCCGTCAAGGGGTCGGAGATTGCCACCGCGTCCCCGGCCGTCATTGTGTCCGGGGCCGTGCTACCAGCTGCCCGCCGTAAGATCATGCCTGTAAAGCCAAACTGGGCCGGGGGTAGCTCCCAAGTAAAGACAAAGGCCGTGTTTCTAAACCTCCGCGCCGGAAAGAAGAAAGCCGAAGCCGTCCCCTTGCCCGTGAAGGTGTACGTCCGCTCTGCTATCCAGCGCGTGGAGTCTATGGGAGCCGCTTGGCTTTGCCCTTCCGACTTCAGTTGTAGAGAGAGGCCAAGGCGAGGGTCAACAAGCTTGAGGGTCTCCAAGACCTCCTCACCAAGCTCAAGAACTCCGCGCCCGTCTGGACCAATGACCGAAGCGTCAATCGCGCCGCCAATCATGACATGCTCACCGAGGGCGTCCCCCTCCACCTCACAAGCCACCGTCACGTCGTAGCTCATGGCGTCCGAGTAGCCTTGTATTTTGCGCGACCAACTCACGGAACCCGCGCTCAACTTAGCCATGGGGAGTTGCGCGTCTGAGCTGGCGAAAAGCTCAAGTATTGAGGCCTCAGAAATCACCACGTCAACAAACGCCAACGGCTCCGAAACGTCACCGAAAAAGCGCCGCTCGGATAGTAGTTTCTTTAGTTGCTGCAATACCTGAAGCTGGTTCATTAGTCATTCCTTGCGCGGTTGTTGATCGACTCCGCGAGCTTTTGTTTTAGCTTTAACGAAGCGAAACCCACGGGATCCAAAACGTCGGATAGGGCGCTTGTGGGGTCGTTCTGGGTGGAAATGTGGATAAGGGCCTTGGTCGTCTCTTCTTTGATTCTCCACGCCTTGCGCTCCTCCAAAAAGATATCTTGGTCCGGGGGACTAAGGGAACACCACTCGAACCAACCAATCCGGCCGCCCGACTCAAAAAACCTGCGGGCCTCGCGCCGCTTGTCCTCTTCGATCTTAGCTCTCGCCTGGGGGGAAAGCTCCTCATTCTCACTGTTGGTCATATGTCCTCTTTGTATCCGTAGTCAAATGGTTGCGCCGTGTCGTCAAAGTGCGCGTGGAAAATGCAAGGGAAAACCAAGTTTGTGTCTAAATCGTGCATAAGACTCGCGGTCTCTTCTAGCCTGGGAACCGCCCGCCGCAAGCGAATGAACCGCTGGTTAGGATCTAGTGGAGCGAAAAGAAGTTGCCCCTCAAGGGTCGAACCTAGCGTTCCCGGTTCCCTCCCACCACGTAAGACAATGCCTCCGTCCACTCCCACAGAAGCCGCCGGAAAGACCAAGGACAAGGCGTCTATATCAAACTCGGAGAGTATGAAACCTATAGCCCAAGCCTCTCCGAGGAATATTGTCTCAATAGGGGCCTCTCCAAAACTCTCCTCTGCCAGCTTCTCAATGGACTCGAAAGCTTGAACCTGAACGTCCACAACTTGGCCAAGCGCGGTTCCGCCGTATGGGAAAGCCGTGGCGCTTAAGCTCGTGGTAGGGTTCCAAACCAAGCGGCCAGGAACGTTTAAGATCTGGTCCAAGTTTATATCTTCGGCCATGGCTCAATCCGCTAGTGAGGGTGAGGCTGCTGAGGCTAAGTCAACGCCAAAGGTTCTCCAAAGCCAAGTCTGTATCTGGCCGGGGGTGGCGGAGTGGGTGTCTGTGATCGTTGCTTTGTCGTTTTTCTTCCAATCCGTTGTACGGCCAACAAAGCTCAAAAAGTGCCCGTCATAGGAGGGAGCTGGATGGCAAAGGAAGTGATCCACCTTGAGCTTACCGCTCACGTAGTCGTAGGTCTCCACCTCGAAAAAGGTCGTAGGCGGGATCTCGTTGAAGTTCTCTGGCCAGTTATCGCCGCTAGTCAAGGGGAAGACTTCCAAAACCCAACCAGCGCCGGGGCTCGCTTGAGTCATTGTCATGCCCCCAATGCGGGCCCGGAACTTGCCCGAGTAGGTTCCGGGGGTGGGGTTGATAGCAATGCAACCAATGTAAGGGAAGCGGTCGTCAAGACCACCGCGGCCGTCCGCTCCCAAAGCCGCAACCAACCGAATGGCCTTGTTCATTGAAAGCGCGCCGGGGTTGTCGCCTTCCAGCTGCTTAGACGCTCTGTAGTAATTTGTCCGGTCAATTTCAATGTCTGAACCGTCACCTGCAAAGGTCTCGGTGAGTGTCCCCGAATCGTCCCACTTCCACCCTGTTAAGAGGGTTGGCGCGCTGTCACTGTCCGCGTTTGAGAAGCTCGCATTTGGGACGATGGAGTCAATCGCCTCCTGAGCCGCGATCTGCTCAAGCAAGCCGCTTCCACGGTCTGAGTTGTCGATCTCCAATTGGTCCGGCCCTGTTGGTCGCCCTTCAAGCTGCCATACTTCCTTGCCGGGGTCCGTCCCGCCTATGACTTGGTCGCGAACAACTTTCATTGAGATAACGTCCGCGTGAATGCGCTCGATATTATTCCCGAAAGCGTCTTGAGTCACCCTCAATACCAAGCCGTCACCGTTCGGGCTGCCAACGTCGGCTTTGGCCCCATAGGTGAAGTTGCGATACAAGATTGTCTCGCCCTGGTCGTCGAAGTAAACCCGCAAGTCGAGGAGAATGCCAACGGGGTCGCGAGAAGCGCTCCCGATAGCCTCACCAATGAGAAGCAAGGGCCCCGTGAGAATGTCAGCGGCCGAACCCTCAACCGCGCTCATAGCGGAGCGAGTGGAGGCAAGCGCAGTGGTAATCCGCGCGCGGTCTGGTGAGCCCCCCATGATTATGTCTAGGGCGTCCAGCTCCTTGGCCAAGAACCCCGTCGTGGCCGTTTGCACGAACGAGTCGATTTGTGTTAAGAGCTGGACGGCTTCTCTTAACGTGTTCCAAGCGTTCGTAAATGATAGGACTGCCATTTATAAAGTCTCCATGAATTCCTTGAAGATCGTGCCTATGTCCTGCCGGTCCTTCTCGGTGAAGTCTAAGAACGTCCTGGCCGGGACTGTCACACGCAATGAGTTTAACTCAGGGGCTAACAAAAACTGAAGCCTTCCCCGATAAATCGCGTTCTTTCTCTTGGCCAGCCACTTCCGCAAATTCTTCTTGACCGTGTCGGTGACTGGTATGGGCTCTGTTTCTCCGCCTCGGTTGTGGACTTCGGCGTATGACAAGGGGCTCCCGATTTCCACGAAGTCCTTGCCCTTGCGGTAGGTAATCGAGTTCCTAAGAGTCCCCGTGTCTATGAGAGCGGGCCTTGACTGGAAGCGCCTTGCCGGAGGGTTGGCCCCGCTCGCGAAGTCGCGAACAAGCCCGGCCGCGTTTGGAGCTGCTCTTGGCAGCCAACCTTTTCCGCCCCGACTCTGGGCCCTGAACGACTTTTGGGCCCTGCTAACAAGCAAGAGCCCAATGCGGTCAAGAAGCGGATCCATTTGGCCCTGACTTACCCTTTTCCCAAGCTCCTCAAGTCCTCCCACCTCAACTCCTATCGCCCCCGGTAAGGGTCTTGGGCCCGACTGTTTGGCGGGTTGGTTCTCATAGCGTTCATGTGAGACTTGTCATTGATCGGCCGGACAAGTCCAGTTTCTCGCGTGGGTGACAAATTGGAGTTTGTCTTGGCTGAAAAGGCCGCCTTGGCCGTCCGGTCCTCGATCTTGTTCAAGCGGTCCATCCACTTATCATACGAGTTGTCAACGACTCCAAGGCCGGTGTTAATCCAGCTCCGAAGCTTCAACCGGACCCCTTCAACCGAACGACTGACATGCATGGGCTCTGTGTCGTCGTAAGCACTCCCCGTCTCCACCTGGAAATCCGCCTCTACGTCGTCGCAAGCGAGCCCTAAGGTGATTAGGTTTGGAGTGGTGGCCGTTCGGTCGTTTGCGTTTGTCAGCTTAGTGAGGACGCCCGTGGGAATCCTCAGCTGGACGTTTGCAATAAGGGTCATGGTCTAAACCTCAAATGTGGACTGGGGGGTATTCCGCCGGGATCGAGTCCGAGTCAACCGGCCCAACAACGTCGCCCTCCCCGTCGTCGTCTTGGTAAATGACCTGTTGAGGGCCCTTGAGCTTGAAGAACTCGGGATCCTCGTCATACATGGACGTTGAGGGTGGGTTGATAAAGTCAACACGGCCGCGCTTCAAGTAAAGATACTTGGCCAAAGGCTCGTCCGTGTGTTCGAGGCCGTAGAAGCCTTCGCCCGACTTTGTGGTGAACCACATGCCATAGCTGGACTTCTTGTTTGGACCGACGCCAACCAGATCTCCATTCTCGTCTGGGGGCATGTCACCAACCCAGCGGACGCGGTAGTCAGCGATCTTGGTCTTGACCTTGAGGTAATGCGCCTCGGAGAGCATTATCTTCTTGCCGTAGAGAAGTTGGCCGTCCTCCTGGGGGTCGTTCCGGTTCTTGAAGATCTTGTGGGTGATCAAGAACTCAACCCCGTCAAAACTCTCCGACTCAAAAGGGCAACCTGGAATAATGCCCGCGTGGTGAGTGAAGCGCTTGATAATCTTGGGCCCGGTTGGCTTGGTAGGTGGGGAGGCGGGCTTTGCCTTTGGTTCAAGGTAAGAAGTCTCTTCCACTCTGGGAACCGGCCAAAGCTTCGACTCAGCCTCCGCCTTAGCTTTCTCGGCCGCCTTGCGGGCTTTTGTCTCGCGACCCTTAGCCGCTGCCGCTTGGCGCTTGGCCTTAAGATCAGCGGGTGTCAATTTCTTTGTCATGTATCTACTTTCCTGCGGTGATTTTGGAACGGGTCAAGCTTTGGGATCAACCAAAGCGCTTGGTGTTGATTTTACGGCCTGTAACGTGGCCAACAAGAGTCCCGCTGGTCCGAGTGAGAACCAACGAAAGAGCTTCAGCGGGGCTTGCAGCAATCCACTCCTCCCCTTGCTTAATAATCTTCGAGGTGGAGGCAAGTGAGCGAGCTGCCCCTAGGAGAGTTGAACCGGACTTGAATTGGTAAGTCCAAGTTCCCGAGACCGTCTCGATATCAAGGCTATGCAAAACCGCCAAGATATCCGCTTCTCCGGCTTCGGGGGCCGCCATGACCTCAATCGTCTCGGTTGCTGAAAGGTCTAAGAAAGTTGTGACTGGTGCTGGCATGATCTCTATCCTTTGTTCTCGTTGTTTAGGAAATTGCGGGGGTTGGACTCGAACCAACGGCCCCCGGATTATGAGTCCGGTGATCTACCAACTGATCTACCCCGCTACGCTGGGTTTTTTTAGGAGAACCCAGAAACTCCACACCGCAGGTGGGCAGATGCTTTTAGCCGCTGACCTTCATGAGAGGAATCGGCAACGCGTAACCGTAGCCTTCTCTCGAATCATACTGGACAACGATTTCTTTCTTGGTCCGCGCACGGTCTGAGTTCAGCATGTCGCTGATATTGTCGCGGGGTGCTTGGCGCTCATACTGATAAATCCCCTTGGTTGGGTAGCCATTGAGGCCAATATACCAAGAGTCAGAAGTCAAGCGAGGTGAGCCCCATAGAGTCACCGGAATGTCTCCACGAGTAAGCACGTTTTGAATGGCCGTGGCAGCTGCCGGGTCACCGGAAGCGTTCAAGAACATTTTGAGGGCGAGGTTTGAGCCAAAGGTTTCGTCAAAGACTTCCTTGTGCTGTAGAGGATACACAATGGTGTAGCCCTGGCTCAGCATTTTAGGATTGATCTGGGTTTGGCCCTTGGTGTCCGTGAAGGACAACTGGCGAACCATGGCTTTGTAGAAGCTCGACTTGACCTGCTCCTGGTTGTCAATGCCGTCACTCTGGACAATGTTACCGCCGGTCTTGCCGAAGCGAGCCGCGCCCGAAGCCGTCGCGCTGAAAAGAGCCGCGCCGTCTGGGCAAAGTGGGATTGAGTCCAAGAGAAGCGCGTCTGTAGCCGCCGTGAGCAACTGGAAGAACACGCGCTCAACCAAAACCGCGAACCCGCTGGCAGCTTGTCCGGCACGGTCCAAGAGACTGCCAACCCGCGAGTCATTGATATCGTTCTCGTGGATTGGAATGGCAATGGCCCAGTCCAAAATCTTGGTTGTCCAAACGCGGCCCTTGAAGGTGTCGCGAGGAATGTCCTTACCGCGATCCCAACGTTGGGGCTGTGGTAGAGACTCCCAATACTGCTCGCGCTCATAGGCCCCGTCTGAGGGCAACGCGAGTTTCATTAGATTGGGGAGAGGTTCGGCGGGCTGTGTAATTTCCCGATCGTATGTCTCCCGAAAGTTTGTGTTCAAGCCTAAGAGCAGACCCGAGACGGCATCGACGGTTGGTCCAGCCATTTTGTTACCTCCAGATAAAGAACTTTGCCTATTCGATAATTAGTGAAACGACGCCTGACAGAATCAAACGCCGGGGTCCGCCTCGACCTCAATAAATACGTTCAAGTCGATTGACACTGCCACGGACTCGACCAATAGAAGGTCGATAACGTCGCCCTTCTTGAACTTGTTGAGCGCCGTTGGTGAAGCGAAAACCGTGGTGTTTACGCCGGTAAAGTTTGTCGAGTCAACGGTAACCGTTCCAGTCGTCACGCCAACCCCGCCAATGCGAGCTTGAACGGTTCCGTCTGAGGAAGCACCAGCTGCCGAACCAACAACGCCAACACGCTTAATGCGGCCGTTGAAAGTGGCAACCCACGTCCGCAAGGGAACAGCACCAGCAACGAAAGCAGCCGCGAGGATCTCACCGAGAACAATCGTCCGCGGTCCTGGTCCACCAACCAAGCCAAGTAAGATTTGCTCCATGATTGTAAACATAAGGACTTCAGCCACGCCGGTCTCAACGTAACCAATGACAACACCAGCGGGGACGCCGTGGCCTGGATCAGTGAGGGTGGGGGTGTTGTCGTCACTCCAATAAACGCGAGCAAGGAAATCACTCACCCCGGTGACACCAGCAACGGATAGCTGTGAGTAAATCACGCCTTCCTCAAGGTCGCCCTCGAAGTTCTCCGCCGCCTTAAAACCAGCGTCTCCTGGACCAATGGCAGCCGCCAAAGTGATACCCTGGGGACGGTGTGGCATTCCTACGGGAATCTCACCAGCGGTCCCGGACCAAACCTTGGCCGCGCCAACCTCGGCAGCTGTGCCGTGAGCGGAGTTCAACACAGCCGCAAGAGCGCCGCCAAAGAGGCGAGTGTTTGAATCTTGGGGACGCGCGAAAAAGTCCTTGCGGGTCCGGTATGGTAGTTCTACGTCGTCTGTTGCAGCCATGGCCACTCCTTTAGTCTCTTGTTCATTCTTCTAGTTCGTTACAAAGCTTACAAGACAATAAAGACCGCTTAGGTCATGTTTGCCATATTGTGCTTGATAAATTTCTCGCGAGTGAAGCGGCCAGCGTAGCTCGGGTTTGAGTCGTAGAGCGCTCCGAGTCGATCTGCAGCGGTAGCTTGCGCTGGGGTGTAGGCCGCTCCTGCTGGGCTTCCGCCCGCGTCGAAGGTTGGGTTGCCTTGGTTGGTCGTACCGAAGTCTGGCGTCCGCGTGGCCTTGCGTGAGAATCTCACGAAGTTGTTGACGAAGTTCTTGAGAGCGCCGGGGCCTTTCTTGGCTTCCGCGTTCAATTCGTCGTCGGAGATAAGCTTACCGGCGGGGTAGTCGCGGAGCTGCTCGCGAGCCCAAACCAAACCCTCAACGCGCTTTGTCCCGCTCTCAAGTTGCTCAACGCGAGCCT